AATGCCAATATAGCCTTCAGCAGTAATACGCATTGCTTCTGTTTGAGAAGCGTTACCATCAGTTGTGTAGAATAATAAATCTGCACCATTCTCACTTGCACTCCATGTAGCATCAGTTAATGCTTCAATCCTCGCTCCAACGGTCATGGTGTTACCTGTATCTTCAGCCCCTGCAAATTCAATAACTCCTAATCTATGTCCTGAAGCCATTACAGCTCCATCGTTAGAAGCTAGTCTTAGAAAACCGCCTTCAGTTGAACTACTTGCTGTAGTATCGGTCACAGTAACAGCAGGTGTATCTACTGTAACTGCTGTAGAGGCATTAATATCTACTGTAGGAGCAGTTATATCTAATGTTGTTCCTGCATTTATTTCTAAATGTCCGTTTGCTGATGCGTAAATTTCTTCACCGCCACCAATATCATGGAACTTTAATTTTGTTGTAAGTAAAAGACCAAGTTCATCTTCTGATGCATCATATAGTAACCCTTCAGAAGCTGTCGCACTATAAATTCTCACATCGACCCCAGTATCATCAACACCAGTTGTAACTGTATTGCTGAATAGTGTACCAGCATCAGCAGTAAGCCTCATTACTTCTGATTGTGATGCGTTTCCATCAGTAGTATAGAACACCATATCTGCACCGTTTTCACTTGCTGACCAAGTGGCATCTGCTAATGCCTCAATTCTTGCTCCTGTTGTAATAGTGCTACTTGTATCTTCTGCACCACCAAACTCAATCACCCCAAGTCTATGACCACTTGCCATAACTGCACCATCATCACATTGAAGTCTTAATATACCCCCTTGAGAAGCACTACTTGTTGTTGGATTATCAATACAAAGTGTTGTTGTTGATAATTGTGCAGCGAATAAAGTTCCATTATCACCATCTTTTATTGGAACTAAAGTTGTAGTATTTCCACCACCATTTGTATCTACATGAAGTAGTTGTTCATAGCTCGAAGCTATGCTTTGTCCTGTTAATGTTGCCATCTATTTCTCCTTATAATTTTAAACAATGTCTTCCCACTTACGGGCTTCATTTTCCCAAGTATCATTTATGGTTTTCCATAGATCCCGAACTAGTCGTGCTGTTTGTGTAACAAATGATGTTAATTTTAATCCGAGATTAAGCATTAGCCTAAATAACCAATAGCAACGCCAGAATTTAATTCAAATGCTGTCCATCTGCCAAATATGGTCATTCCCTGTGGAAAGGTAACGCTATCTATCACTTCACCCCCAGCCGCTGAAACAGATGTGCTTTCCCCTGTATCATCTGGAAATAATTGTGTTGTTTCTGCAACTAACCCTGTTGATCCACTTTCAAATACTGAATCTTCAATAAATTGTATTGCTACAAAAACGCCACCGATAGCCGTTACGGCATCTGTTTTTGCTAATATTGATCCTTTTTGCCCAAGTGCAATATTTTGTGCTTCATTTTGTGCATATTGATTAAATGCCATTATTTTTTACTCCCTTTTTCAGCTTTAGGTTTTGTTTTAGGTTTGGGTTTTTCAACAGGGGTTCTATCCATGACACCATCTACTTCGCCAACAATTTCTACAAAACCTGCTTTTTTTAATTTATCTAATTTGGTTTTGCTGATATTTTTATTTCTTTTATGAATCGAAGCTCTATTTTTTGAATTTTTTAACCAAATATATTTGTTTGACATAATATCTCCTTATTTAAAGGGGGGCGGATTAGCACCCCCCTTTATTATTTAATCAGTTACGATTTACTCGTAATCTACGATTGCAAAAGCTCTACGATTGCCATCAGCATCAGTATTTCTAATAGCACCACCATAAACAGATTCGCACGTCACAAGTGTAGATAAATATGCGTGTCTATAAGAAGCTGTCATTTTAGCCTGTTTAGAAAACGCATAATACAAAGCACTTTCGTGTATTACATATCCGTAAATAAGGTCATTATCATCAGTTCCTGATGTTTCAAGATCGGCAACAGCCAAGATACCTTTAGTAGTATCGGCTGCAACATCAGCACCACTTGCAGCAGAACCCATGTAAGGCGATTGAGCCACCCATACAGGCATACCAAGAAGTGATCCAGCATTTCCTGTTCTACCAAAACCAGCACCAAGAGGAGAACCTTGTGTTCCCTGTGCATAATCAGTTAAGGTATTAAGAGATGCGTACATGTCTGGTGAAAGAACCAAGTGCCAACCATCGGTTGAACCTGTTTCCCCAAGCATAAGGGCCATAAGCGATGTTATGTTCGCTTGAGATAATGCAGAACCCGTACATTGTATGTGCATTGATGTGTTTGCATCACCACCAACAGCACCAGTAGCACTTGCAAGTAATCCTTGAAAGTTATTTGCTACTTGATAGTGAAGGAAGTTATCAAAACCTCTTGCACAAGCATATCCAAGCTGTTTAGCATATATACTTAAAAGATCATAATTAGCTTGTACTGTTACAATGTCTGGAATATAAGCAGAAGCAACATTATACTGATCTATGGTAAGATTGGTTTGTTCTGAAGTCATGCTTCCGGCGGAAGTAACATCAGCATCAATCTCAGCACCATGAGTAAAAGCCTCAAGTTCTGGAACACCGATATGTGGCATGTGAATAACATCACCATGACTAGCAACGTCTGGCGATAAATCTATTCCCACATTATTCATCATTATTGTTTGTTGAAATACATCCAAGATAGCCTGACCCCAAATCTCTGGGATAAACTGATCTGCGATATTCGGAGTTACTGCACCAGTACCACCCGAATGGACATTAACGTCTAAAGCATCTGAAATAGCCATAATTTCCTCATATTTTTACCCTCTATCAGCTATCTTCCGATCTTCAAGTAGGGTTAATTTTGTTGTGTCATTTGCTTATGCCATTCCCTTTTTTCTGATTCAGTCATCTCACTAAACGATTTATTTGAAACTGTTTTTCTGACAGCCCCTAAAGATTCGCCTGGATTAGAAATAGAAGGTTGCATAAGTTTTTTTTCTTTCGTTAAATCTTCTAAAAAAGAAACATCTTTTGTTGCATAATGTTCTTTTCGTTCATCATCAGAAGTTAAGCCATTAATTAACGATTGTTTATAATTATTAACAATCCCAGCCTGTGACTCCAATCTAGCATTTAATTTATCAATGGTAACGGATTGCTCAGAATTTAATTCCTTGTATTTGCCTTCCTCCGTTAATTTCTTCTGCCTTCCTTTTTCTTTTTCTGCTTCAAGTAAAGCATTTTTTTCCCGCTCTTCATTTCGTTGGGATTTATACTTCATCATTTCTTGCTTATAATTAGGCTCAGAAGGTGATTCCTCATTATTATTTGCCTTTGTTTCTTGGCTTTCTTGCACATTTTCTTGTGTCACTTCTTCGGACATACTGCCCCTTTCTTATTAATATTTATGAAATATTACCCTATAAATTATAAATTATTGTATGTTTAATACAATAAAATGTTAATAACTTGTGGATAACCTTGTTGATAACTTTCAAAATTACAAACAACAATGGTTTGATTTTGTAGATTACACACCACATTCAGGGCAAATGCAATTACATAATCCTCCAATGGGTGAATATCACCCAAAGCACAATCCGGATGGTGCGAGATTCATTGTTGCTTGTTGTGGTAGACGTTTTGGCAAATCATATTCCGCTGCAAGGGAGGTAGAATTATCATTAACACGCCCAAACACAGAAACATGGATTGTTGCCCCCACATATACAACAAGTGATAAAATCTTTAGAATGGTTTATGATGAAATGGTTATTAAAAAAGGCTACAAGCCATCCCAATTTTCCAATAAAGAACAAATCTTGAAGTTTGATTGGGCTGGAGGTAGTAGTGTTTTATGTGGAAAAAGTGCCGAGCATCCGGGTGGCCTGATAGGATCTGGTTGCGATTTAGTTGTAATTGATGAATCCGCAAAGGTTCCTAATTTAAAACGGATCTGGGAGATGTATGTAAGACCCACATTATCCGATAAAAAAGGAAGGGCTATTTTTATTTCCACACCAGATGGATTTTCTCATTTTTATGAATTATTTTTACAGGGTAAAGTGGAAAAAAATTGGTACTCATTTAATTCTCCGTCTTGGGAGAACCATTTTGCGTTTCCAGAGGGTGAAAATGATCCAGATTTAGTAGAAGCTAGGCGAACATTATCAAAGGAGGTATATCATCAAGAATTTGGTGCAGAATTTACATCATTATCGGGTCGGGTTTATGACGACTTTACAAGAGATGGCAATGTTTGCAGGTATGATTATCGCCATCAGCTTCCAGTTTTTGTTTCTCTTGATTTTGGTTATAGGTGTCCCGCTGTTGGTTTTTTTCAAGTGGTTAAAGACAATAAGGGCTTAGAACACATATATCTTTTTGACGAAATAATCCATAAGAAAAATTTAAGAACATTAGATCTGGTAAACATGATAAAAGAAAAAAATTATCGCATCACAAGGGTCTTTGGTGATCCCGCCGGTTATCAAGTCCAGGCATCCGTTGGCGTTGGCGAGGCTGAAATATTCCACCAAATGACCGGCCACAGAGTTTACTCTGTAAGGGATAAGGCAAGTAGAAACATTAATTCTGGAATATCACATGTTAGAAATTTTATCTTATCACAAGATGGCACAAGGCGATTACATATAGATGAACGATGTAATGGCATTATTGAAGATTTTGAGGGATATAGATACCCGGATGAAGGCGAGGGGAAAGCATTAAAAGAAGCACCTCTCAAAGATGGACACTCAGATCATGGAATGGACATGGTGAGATATTTTTTTGTAAACAGGTTTCCAATAAAAAACCATAAATTGAGGACTAATAAACGATGATTACAAATATTTATGATATGCAGTCTTATGCAAAAAATGCGATCAAGGCATCCATTAAGGATATGAAAATGCAAAATAATAGAAGCCGTTATGCTTTCATAGATAAACTCTTGGATTATTATCAAGGTGATGACACCGGAAAATACATAAAGCCGTTTTTTAAAGCTAACGCTTTTCAAGAAATTCCACTAATGTCATTTAATTCGACAAAACGCTTCATTGATAAAATGAGTAGAATTTATACTCTTGGGGCTTCAAGGACATTGTCTGGAAAACAAAAAGAATATGATTCATTGGTTAGATTTAAGGATTTTAAATTAAAACACATCGAAAAAATGACCAAATTGGTTGGCACTATCGCCGTTCAAGTTTCTTGGAAAAAAAATGCAAATGGTTTACAGCACTTTGAATATACTCCGTTTTATAAATTTGACGTATTATTAAATCCCGACAATCCTTTGGAGCCCTATGCCCTAATATATCCAATGATGCTCCCAAGTGACGATGCTAGTTCGGCCCCAGATCCGCTGTATTGTTACTGGGATCACGAATATAAAATAATTTATGATGGTGATATGAACGAAATTGAAAAATATGAAAATCCTTATGGCCGTTTGCCATTTGTGTTTTTCCATAGGGATCATCAAATAGATAATTTCTTTTGTTATCCTGCTTATGATATAATCTCGTGTAATGAGATGATAAATATCTTATTTAGTGAGCTTAATTTAGGATCTCGCTATCAATTATTCGGCCAATATGTTGCAACCGGTCTATACCAAGATGAAAAAATACAACGTGCCGGATCCGACGAAATAATCGTAATGCCAGAAGGTACGGATCTAAGTATAATATCCCCGCAAGTTAATATTGATAGCGGTTTAAAATTAGCAAGAGCAATGCTTGAGCTTGTGGCCCAAAACAATCACTTACATATTAGCTTTTCTGATACTAATAAAGATCGGCCAAGTTCTGGGATTGCCCTTAAAATTAAAGATCTGGAAAAATTTGAGGATTATCAGGATGATTTGGAAATATACGCACACCATGAACGATCCTTATTTGAACTTGAACACACGATTGCCCTAGTTAATGAAGTCGATCTCCCTTTTAATTTCGGGATTGACTTTAATGAGCCTGAGTACCCAATGATGGTACAAGATGAAATCGCAATGAATACATGGCTAATAGATAACAATATGACTACTAGGGCTAAATTGATGGTCAAATACAATAAAGACCTAACGCTAGAACAAGCTAAAGCTGAACTTAAAGAAAATGAGGCATCTAATGGCACAAAAGAACAGCAAACTGGATCAATCTTTAATAGAGTTCGTAACGCAACTACAAAACCTGAATGAAATTGAAATTGACATACCACAAGCTAACATAGATCAAATTTTAGAAAATCCTGAGCAATATGCCTATGATTTTGTTGAGGTTGTATTTACTAAATATGTGGACACCTTTACAAAGGCCCATGAATTGGGCAATAAATTTGGGAAGGAAATAATTAACGATGCCTAAACCTGTAAGAATTAAAAAATCGTTTAATTTTAAAAAATTAGCCAATAAATTGGATGGAATTATCGTTAATGATCTTAATGTTTTAGGGAATAGAATTAACAAGGCAATTCAAGATGGAATAGATAAGGGCAAAGACATTAACAATAAAAGTTTTAAACCATTAGAACCCAGTACAAAAGCATTTGGTGGAAAAAAGCCTTTAAATAGAACCGGGAACATGCGTAAAACGAAGAAAACACCCGCCACAAGGGGGAAACATAGATTCATGATAGAGATGACCGGAAAGAGTAAAAAAGGGGCTTATTACGGGGCTTATCACAATACCGGTTATACAATAGTTGAAAATAAATTTACTAAAGCATTTATGCCTAATGCCATAGGCTCTAAAGTAGATCCACGGGAATGGTTTGGAATCCCCAAATCAATGTTTCCTGGTGAATCCGAATACAAAAAAGCAATGGCTGAAAGAACATTTAGAATTAGATCTGCGTGGAAAAAATAAATGGCTGATTTAATTGACATATTTGGTGAAGATTTCTCATCTGTTTTAGCATCACTTGATGAATTACCCCCACAAGTTGAAGAAATGTTGCTTGGTGTAATGGATAAAATGGTGTATGACGTTAGAACATTTAGCAATGCTTTAGAAAAATCTGTATTTTCAATGACACAAGCAGGAGCATCCCAAGACATCATAAAACAAACACTAGCAAATGACATGGGCACGGGAGGTAGAATATTTGGGCAACTTCGTAATGATACAAAGGCTAGTATTGTAGATGGAATAAACCAATCGGCAAAAATGGGCCAATATCAAAATTATGATCTTGACAAAGGTCTTTTTGCATGGGTTACAGTTGGCGGACATAAAGTGTGCATGGATTGCGATGGTAGGGCCGGAATTACTCTGACTTATCAAGAATGGGAAAGCGAGGGGATACCCGGATCCGGATGGTCTGTATGTCAAGGGTTTTGTTATTGCGTTTTAGACCCTACCGGTAAAATGACCAAAAGAGTTAATGCACCGGTAAGAGAAAAGGGTGCAAGAAAAGCCAAAACCCCAGCACCAACAATATCAAAAGCTCAAGCCGATGAACTTGCCATGAAATTTACTAATATGGCAAAAAAACAGGATCAAGCCATAACATCTGTGGCAAAAAGATTGGCGGCAGAGTCGGGAACTGAATTACATGGATTAAATTATAGAATAAAAACACCTCGATCTACATCAAGGAAAATACTTAAAAATAATATTGACGATGGTGTTTCATATTCTAAAGTTGCAAAAGAAGATTTAAGGGATCTCAATAGATATACATACATACTTGATGAAGCTAAATATTTAGATGAATTTACGGAAATCATGGCTGGTTTTGAAGCTGAAGGATATGAAATTGTTAATGTAAAAAATTATTGGTCTGGTGATTTATATAAAGGATTAAATGTAAATCTAAGGGCTTTAGATGGAAGATTGATTGAGTTTCAGTTTAACACCAAAAGATCCCAGTTCATTAAAGATAAATTTTCCCATGAATGGTATGAGGAGTTGCGGGATGTTTTAACAACGGTTGTGAGAAAGTCAGAATTAGAAAAATTACTTACAAATAAATGGTTAGAAATAGATTTACCGGTAGGACATGCTACAATAAGTGGGCTTCCTTAAACCCAATTAGCTTTCCATGTATTAATCCATTGCTCTATAAACTCTATTGGCATGTCTTGACCTTCGGGGGCTGAGTGCCATCCACCATCTGGAGATCCGATCCACATACTAATTAATTCAGGGGCTGAAGTCCATCCTTTATATGGATTACAATATTCGACAACATAAATATCTTCCCCAACCATTTTTCTAGCTATGGAAAGAGGCACATCTTTCGATTCGCCGAACTTTACTTTGTATGAAACATCAACTTTTGCCATAATTACCTCATTCTAATTTAATACTTTTAAATACATAAAGTGTAGTTCCAATTACTTTGGTTTTTAAATTGTTATCAGCAAATTTATCAAAGTTTGATTCCCAATACTTTGCTAACTCATCAAAAGTATGGAATTTATATTTTGTCCATTTAAATTCTTTTTCTACCAGGCTGACCAATTTATCAGATCCGGTATAGGTGTATGTTGGTTTCATTTTAGATCCTCCCATTTTTTTAACCAGGCTAATTGTTCTTTAGTTACCGGACAGCCTTTTTTAATCCGGCCTTTTAAGACCTTGATAGTTTTTATAACCCATTGGGATTTATAAGTTTCCTGTAATCTATCAGCAAACTCATTAGTCCATACTGTTGCATATTTTGGTATCATTTTAGGCCTCCTTTAAGAAATTTAATGACTCGCCCTCTAAAACCATTAAAACTCGTTCCCTGTCAATAGTGTCCCCACAAAATTCACCTTCAAGCTCATAGAGATACTGACAAGCAGCTTTTTTTATTTGGTCTTTAGAATAATTCATTTTATGAATACCTTTAGGGCC